GTGGGACAGCGTGATCTCCAGTTTCAATAAAGGATCAGCTGATCGCTTTCATTGGCATGCCCGCGCCTGGTCCCGCAGGACCGAGTAGTCGGCGAGCCAAGCCACGATCTCCACACCCTCGTGAAACGTGGCGACCTCTTCGGCCACCCGGGCCTGTTCCGCCCGGCTGTACTCGACTACGGGTGGGCATGCGCCGGGTTGGATGTCAAAACCCACCCCCGCGCAGGCGGTCAAGAAGATCGTCGCGGCTACGAGGGCGGCGGCTGGCGGCGTCCAGCATCTGGCGGTGGATGGCATGGTTTCGCTCCAGTTGGTCGATCTGCTCGGCGGCGCGACCTGCGCGTTCGGCCGTGCGGCGAAGGTTGATGATGAACAGGGCGATGGTGAGGGCTGTGAGGGCGAAGGTCGCTGCTCGAAGTCCCCATGATCTGGCGAGGAGCCCGATCAGAAACGCGCCCAACATCAGCGCGTCCCTTTCTTCCAGTCATCGACCCGCGCCCAGACCGCCACTGCGATGCCAGCCAGCGCCAACGCAATGAACAGCCAGCGTAGTGTGTCCAAGTGCGGGACCAGCGGCAGAATGGTGCCTTGTGCCTCGGCCAAAATTTCCTGCGCCACCTCAACCCCGGCGGCACCAACCGTGGCCACCCCGGCTGCCCCGGTCCCTTTCAGCGTGCGGCTTTCTGCGAGGACCTCCCGCACAGTGGGGACCTCAGTGGCAAAGGACACTGCACGGACGGGAAACGGTTCACCCCACATACGCGCGGGCCCCAGATCAATATGCATGAAACCAGACCGAGGATAGGTGCCGAACCCGAGGAAACCCACAGCACGGGCGGCTTCCGCGAATTTCACCGGATCATGGTTCGACATCGCGATGTCAAAGGCCGTGCCATCCATGTGTTTCGACGCCTTCGCTCCGCCAACCGCGCGATTGTGCTCAGGGCTGCGATAGGCGGACCGCACGATCAGCGGCTTGCCCAGCCGGTTGCGAAGCTTCTGCAGCTTGTCCATTGCAGCCGGTTGCAGCTTTAGCTGACCGGTGCCGCGGCAGGCGATCTCAGCCGGGCTGAAGTTGGGCCAGCGCCACAGAGTATCGGGGACGTCGCGGAAATGACGGAAGGTGTGGATAGGATCGGGCATTGGGGGCCTCCAAATGAAATGACCCGCCGCGTGGCTAGTCAGGGTCAGAATGGTTGGTGTCTTGATGTCGTTTGCGCTCACCCGCCCTGGCCGAACACCTTCAGCTTCAGCGCGATCCCGGCGAGCATTGCGAGGATGACGCCGGTGGTGATGATATGCACCGTGGTCTGCACGGCGGTGCGGCGCACAAAGCGGATCGAGGCCAGCAAGCTGCGCAGATCGCGGATGTCGAGCGCAGCCTCGCTGCCATCGAGTCCGACATCAGCCAGCGCGCGTTTTGCGCCCTCCTCGGCGGCACGCGCCAACAGTTCCTCGAATTCAGCATCCGGCATGCGGACATGGCCCTCTCCGGAGCGACGCGGGCTCATGCCGACAGGATCCCGACCTCGGTCGGCAGTGTCAGATCGCTCCAGGGCGTCGCATCGACCGGATTTACAGCCCAGCTTGCATAAACTGAACTGGGTGCCAGGATTGGCACGGTCGTTGGTGGGGCGTCATGGTTCACACCGCCGATGCGTAGGAAGCCTGCCGTTGCGTCGGGCCCATCCGTTCCCGCCTGTGCGATCTGTTTGAGGTGCACGGCCGCGATAGCCGATACCGATGCAGGGCCCGTCGGGCCGGTCAGCGAGAAAGACATCCGCTGACCTGCCTCGGTGCTCGCCACGCGAGTGGCAATATCGTTATCCTTGAGCGCGTCGATGCTGCCAACCATCTGGTTGAAACTGGCGATGGCGTTGGGGCTGCGCCGCACGAAGCGCCGTCCAATTGTCGAAACCCCGTCCAGGACCGCGATATGCGCATAATACCAGGTGCGGTTGGTCGCAATTCCGTGCAGAGCGGTGTTGGCAAACACGACACGTCGCGGCTGGCCCTTTCCGCCCGTGTTTATGGCCGTAGCAGCAGTTTGCATCACGCCCTCGACATAGAACTCGATAGTTATCTCAGCACCAACCGCTACGCGCACATCAATCCACTGCGGTTGGCCATTGGGGGCGGTGTAGGAGGAGCTGCCCTGCACGCTCGTGTCGCCAAAGGCGATGGCATGATACCGGTTGGTCGAGGTGATCGGCTTGATCTGGGCGAGGATCACGTTGTTAGTATCGTAGAATTCCAGAAAGCTCGCCTCAGCACGGTTGATACTGTTGGCATCACCATTGGGCGGCACATAGCGAAACCCCAGCCAGAGATCGCCCGAAGGCTCCGGTACTGAAAAGGAGAATGGCGCAGAATAGTTGTTGAATCCGATATGCCGGATGGCGTTGATATCCAGGGTTGCATCGAACCCTCCAGTCACGGTGCTCAGAAGACCCGATATGCCGGCGATGTCGGTGGGCTGATGGCCCAGATGGAGAACGTAACTCATAGCAATTCCACTTCGATGTAGAGGGAGGTCTGGGCGGCGGTGAGACCCGTCCCGCCACCGTGATCGAGAAACAACGACGCAGTGGCCGCGGTGAGGCGTGTTCCGCCCCCGAGGACGAGCCACGCTTCGAATTCACCAACACTAAGGTGCTTGTCCCACCCGAACTCGATGAAGGTGTGGGCCTCAAAGATGCGCAGGTCGGGTTCTTCAAAGCCCAAAGCTTGCACATTTGGTGGGACTGGATAGCTGAACTGCGACGGTTGGGATCGCAATGTGCCGCCGTCACCAGGATTGCGGCCTTGGACTTGCGGATAGAAGGCAGCGCTGCCACCGGCGGTCCACGTTGGGGCCCCGCTCACCGGATCATCGCGCCAGATGCCGTTCTTGCCGATCCAGAGACTGGCGGCGGCAGGATCAAGCACAAACATCAGCACATCGTCTGCGCCATGGGTTGGCAGGCCGGTCAGACGCTGCGAGGCTGTCGCAGTGTCCGAGGACCAGAGTGAGCCATTGCCACGATAGCCGATCGAGCCCAGCGTGATTGGGTTGTTGCCACTGTCGAATTCTTCACGCTGCGCGGCCGACACAGGGCCGATGTAGCCATCGAAACTTGCAGCGCCACTTGCGGCGCAGAGCACCTCCCAATAGCGCCGCCCGTCCGAGGGCAGGATCGCCTTCTCACTGGGCACCCAGCGGCGGTAATCGCTTCCGCCCGCGCTGTTGATGGCGGTCTGGTTCCCGTCGGAGAGCGTGTAGCCAGCCGGGGTGCGTGTGGCGTCAAGTTCCCAGACGCTGCCAATATCAACCGGCGGCGCGGTATCGCCGCCTTGCGCCAGGATTGCTGCGCGCATCATGAACAGGCTCAAGTTACGGCCCCCGCCAGTGCGCCCTGAATGACCCAGGCATCCGCCCCGCGCTTCACGAGTGCTGCGCCCGACCATTGACCATCGAGCGCAACTGAACCGCCGGTCACGCCATTGAGCGAGACGCCAGCATCGGCCTGTACTGTGGTCACGACGGTGCCCACTTGCGTGATATTGATCAGGGTGCCGGTCTCGAAGGGCACGGTGGCCTCGGGCGGGATTGTCACGGTGACGGCCGAGGAGCCGGTGGTCTCGAGGATGCTGCCGGTATCCTCGGCGCCATCAATGCGTCCGTCCGAGCGGATGGTCTCCACGCGGTCGAGGTTGTTGGCATAGGTGATCTCGGCCGAGACAATATTGCCAAGGGGCTGGCCGTTGCGGGTGATTGCCCCGTTGAAATGGCCGAAGCGCTGGAGGGCTAGGTCCGCCAGTGTGCCAGTGGCCGAACTCGCCGCCGCCGTCTCACCCTGTGCAACGAGGCTCGCGGTCGCGGTCAGGAGCCCCGAGCGCTGCATCTGCCAGCTCAGCGTATCGAGCACGCAGCCCGAATACATCGCGAAACGCGGCACCTCAGGCATGCCGGTCTCAATGGACATCGAAGGCAACACCCAACCGCCCGAGCGGAACTCATGGGTATAGGGCGCGGCGGTGCCGGTTGTCGTGGGTTGGCCGAAGGCCGCCTTCAGCCAGACCCCGAAGCCCTGCGCGTCAATCGGCACGATGACATTGCCATCTGCCGTCACCGCATCCTTGATCGGTGCCAGTGGATCGCGGCCATAGCCCAGAAGTTCGCTGTTCAGCAGCGGCTGCTCTGCACCCAGCGTGGCGCTAGCAAAAGGCATCCGCGTGAAGCCGCTCGCAGGCGGCGTTCCATAGGTCGTCTCGAACGCAAGCGCCATCTGCGCCCGCGCTCCTTGAGCTCGTGCCATGTCTCAACTCCTCAGATTGTCGGATGGGTCAGCCGAGTGGATCGGCCGTGGAATAGTGCAAGATCAATGGTATGACTGCGGCCTTGAAAGTCGCTGCGCCCTCGACCGGCAGATCGATCGAGCGCGGGGCCTCAGGCTCGATCCAGTCGCAGCGCCCGCCCAGCGTGCGGTCAGCGGCGATCACCGCGCCAATGCTAACGCAGAGCGCGTCGAAGGTGGTATTGCGACCCTCACCTTGGACTACTGCCTCGATCTCGGCCCGGTGCTGGTAGTGGTAGCGCAGCGGAGAAAGCGTCACGCCGGGCTCTCCTGGCTCGCCATCGCGCAGGATCATCAGGCCAGCGGGGGGCACGCGCTCGGGCAAAACCTCGCCACGCAGGACTGGCACATGCGGCACTGTGCGCAATAGGTCTGTCAGGGCAGTGAGGATGGTTTCGCGAGGGGTCATCCGATCTTTCCTTCTACCCAATGCGCAACAATCGACGCGGGGAGCTCCGTCTGCGCTCGCTCGGCGTCCCGTGCGAGATCCAGCCGCTTGGGCAACTTCACCTGTGGCACCAGCAGGAAGATCGGGACAGTGGTTGCACCTCGCCCTGTTTTGGACCGTGATGCCACGGCACGTCCGCGCGTGTTCAGACGCCCCTCAGCCACAAGCAGGCTCGGTCCCGTTCGTCGGTAGACGAACCGCAAGCGCAACCCTGACCGCCGCTCCCATTCGCCGGGGGTGATACGGCCGCCGCGCGCAGATTTGCCAGCCGCCGCTGTGGGGATGGCCAGCCAGAAGCCCGTCTTTGAGCGGATCAGTGGACCGGTGTCATGGGCACCGATGATCACCGGCGCTTTTGACCAGATCACGGCGGCCGCGTTCAAGCTGGGTCTGCCTTTCGGGAATTGCTCTGACCGGATGGTATTAGCCAGCCGTTGACCCAGCCCAGCACCTGTGATTTGCGCGCGCCAGGAGGTTTTGACACTTGTGCTCGCCTCGCTCACGGCCTTGCTGACAGCCTGTTCGCCTGCCTTGATTTCAGCGGCCATCATGGCGATCAGATCAGGCGTGATCTCGAGTTTCAATTTCATGCCGGGCGCAGATCCACAGTCCACACCAACCGCTCACGATCTCGCACCGGCTCGCCCTGAATGTTGAAGGCTTCCCCATCAATTTCGATCCGGTCGCCGGGGCGCGGGTTGGGCACTTCGGCTACGCGCAGATCGATATGCGTGGTCTCCGACCAGAGCCTTGCGTCGCCGAAGCCGGTGACCTCATCCGCGCGGCGGGTGGCGGCCTGAAGAAAAAGCTGGGCTTGCCAATTGCATCAGATCAAGACGCGATCAGGGGAAGAGTCTATCGCTTTACAGCAACAGGCTGATGTTGGTTTGCTTTGCTC